CTCCACAAAAACAAAATGAAATTATTTTTTCTGCAAAAGTTAATGCAGTGACAGTGAGTATATCATGACAACATACACAGAACTAACACAACAAATATTGGACTACACAGAAGTTGGAACAGATGTTCTCACTTCTACAATTACAAATGACTTTATCGAACATGCTGAGAATAGAATATTTAGGGATGTAGATTTAGATGTTTTTAAATCAAATCAGACTGCTAATTTATCAACCAGTAATGCTTTTGTTTCATTACCAGGTGGATCTTCTCCTACGTTAGAATCACTAGGTACAATTAGAACTATGCATATTTTTCCAGCCTCTGGAACACCAACAAGAACTATGCTGGAACAAAGAGATGTCAGTTTTATAACAGAATACGCTCCAGATAGAACTGCTACAGGAGAACCTGTGTACTGGGCATGGTGGGATCATAACTCATTAATAGTTGCACCTACACCAGATTCTGCTTATAATGTGGAATTAGGAATCACAAGATTACCATCAAGGTTATCTAGTACAAACGCAACGTCTTGGTTAGGCAACAATGCTCCAAGTGCGTTATTGTATGGGAGCCTTGCCGAGGCCTTTAAATACTTAAAGGGACCAGCAGAAATGCTGCAATTATACGAACAATCATATCAACGTGCTATTCAAGAGTTAGCTGTAGAGCAACAAGGAAGGCATCGTAGAGATGAATACATGCAAGGGGCAATTAGATTGCCTATTAAATCAACAAGTCCATAAGGAGGGTAAACTATGGCAATTACACAAGCTGTGTGTACTAGTTTTAAACAAGAGCTTTTAACTGGCACTCATAATTTTACAGCGACATCGGGCGATACTTTTAAGATTGCACTGTATACAAGCTCTGCAAGCTTAGATGCAACCACTACTGCTTTTAGCACGTCAAATGAAGTTTCAAACTCAGGTACGTATAGTTCTGGTGGAGGCACTTTAACTAGCGTAACTCCAACAACATCTGGAACTACTGCTATTTGTGATTTTGCAGACATTTCATTTACATCAGCTACAATTACTGCAAGAGGAGCTTTAATATATAATAGTTCTGATTCAAATAAAGCAGTTGCTGTTTTAGATTTTGGTGGTGACAAGACATCTACAAGTGGAACATTTACTATTCAGTTTCCAGCTGCTGATGCAAGTAACGCTATATTAAGATTAGCATAGGAGAAAATTTAGATGGCATTAGTCATTAATGATAGAGTAAAAGAAACAACTACTACTACAGGCACAGGTGCCGTATCACTTGCTGGTGCAGTTACTGGTTTTGAAACTTTTGCTGCAGGTATTGGTAACTCTAATACAGTATATTATTGTATAGCACATCAAGACCAGGCGGAGTTTGAAGTAGGCCTTGGAACTTTAGACGGAGACAGTTCTGATTTAACAAGAACTACTGTAATATCTAGTTCTAACAGTGATAGTGCTGTTAATTTTAGTTCGGGCACCAAAGATGTTTTCTGTACTCTACCTGCAAGTAAATTAATATTTGAAGACGGAAGCAATAATGTAGCTTTTGGTGGAGCTGTAACAGGCGTTACAAATCTTACAGCATCAGGTGAATTAGATGCGGCAACTTTAGATATTTCTGGTGATGCAGATATTGATGGCACATTAGAAGCCGATGCAATTACACTAAACGGAACTGCTCTATCCTCTATTTTTGCAAGTTTATCAGGTGCAACTTTTACAGGTAATATAGAAATAGATGTAGCATCTGGAGATCCAGCAATAATATTAGATACACAAGGAGCAGATAAATTTCATTTTGCTGTAGATGATTCTGACAGTGATAATTTAGTAATTAAATCCGGAGGAACCGTAGGTTCTGGTAACGGACTAAAATTAGATAGTAGTGGTAATTTAACAGTAACTGCTGATGTAAGTGTAGGAGATGATTTAACTGTTGAAGGCGGAGTTATAGCATTAAAAAATACTGGAGCACAATCTGAGCTTAGACTTTATTGTGAATCTAGTAATGCACACTACGCAGCTCTTAAAGCTCCAGCACATGCAGATTTTTCTGGTAACACTGCTTTAACTTTACCTGCAACAACAGATACAATAGTGGCTCGTGCAACCACAGATACTTTAACTAATAAATCTATTGACTCAGATAACAATACAATTACAAACATTGTAAATGCAGACATTAAAGCAAACGCTGCCATTGCAGATTCAAAATTAGCTACGATATCTACAGCAGGTAAAGTAGCATTAACAGCATTAGAGATTGATGGTGGATCTGACATAGGCGCAGATTTAACAACATCAGATTTAATAATAGTGGATGATGGTGCTGGAGGCACAAACCGAAAAGCAGCATTATCTAGAGTAGTAACATTAATGACAGCTCAAGGATTCTCTCAAGAAGATCCTACAGCTTTAGCAATAGCATTAGGATAGGAGGATAAATGGCCAATACTTTTAAATTAGTATCAAAAGCAGGTGTAACTAGCGCTGATGTTATCTATACAGTAGCAGGTTCTACAACAACAGTAGTTCTTGGAATTATGATAGGTAATACAACTACATCACAAATTACTGCAACATTAAGTTTAGGATCAGATACTTCCAACAGAGCAGGCGCAAACAACGAAGCTAATCAAACAGTTGAGTTAGTAACTAACGCACCCGTACCTGTAGGCGGTACACTTGAACTATTGTCTGGTAACAAAGTGGTTATGGAAACAACTGACACACTTTCGTTAACAGCATCTGGTGCTGCTGACATTGCTGTATCAATTATGGAGATAACCTAGAATGGCATACGTTGGTACACCCATAGATACACAAAACCAATTTCAGTC